TAGAGAAGGTTTGCGAAAAGCTGTTAAACTTGCACTGACATCTACAGAAGATAAGATTCAAGAATATATTAGGAACTTTCAAGCAGAATATAGAAAGATGAAACCCGAAGACATATCTTTCCCTAGAGGTGTCAACGGATTAGATAAATATACTGACAGGGCAAATATATATAAACAAGCAACTCCTATGCACGTAAGGGGAGCCCTGCTCTATAATTTTTATTTAGACAAATATGATTTAAGTAAAAAATATGAAAGAATTAAAGAAGGCGATAAGATCAAATTCATTTATTTAAAAGAACCAAATACCATCGGCGAAAATTGTATAGCTTTTACTAGTGTCATTCCCGCCGAATTTGATTTATTAAAATATGCTGATTATGAGACAATGTTTGAGAAATCATTCTTGGAACCCATGAACACAATTTTAGATGGTATTGGTTGGTCGGCAAAGCCGCAAGCAACTTTAGAAGGATTATTCGGATGAAAAAATTATTACTAACACTCACATTTTTATGTTGTGCATCTTTAGCTTATGCACAAAAGACTCCCAAAGGAGTAACATATGATGCTAAAATTATACGAGCAACCGACGGCGACACTATAGTCATTTCTGCACCGTATTTGCCTCCACCATTAAAGCCTGAATTGGCTGTTCGTATTTTTGGTGTCGACACTCCAGAAAAAGGATTCAGAGGACAATGTGATTCCGAAAAACAAAGAGGAGAAGCAGCTAGTGCATTTACAAAGAATGCAATTGCAAGCACACAGAAACATCAAGTTGTATTATACGGTTGGGACAAGTTTGGTGGCAGAGTTTTGGGTGATATTATTTTAAACGGAACAAGTTTGCGGTCTGAATTAATTAAAAACGGATTTGCTAGAGAATATTATGGAGATGCAAAACAAAGTTGGTGCAACTAACTATTGACTTTTTGCTATGTTTATTATATAATAATGTATTACTTAAGGAGATACAATGTCTTTACTTGACAAATTGAAAAAGAATTCTACAATCAAAGAAACGGAAGTTCTTAATAAATCAAAGTTCTTTAATAAAAAGGACATGATTCAGACAACCGTTCCGATGATTAATGTTGCCCTTTCGGGTAGTTTAGAAGGTGGTTTAACACCTGGACTTACTGTCTTTGCCGGTCCGTCTAAACATTTTAAAACAGCGTTCTCGTTGTTATTGGCGAAGTCTTATTTGGACAAATATGAAGATGCTATTGTTTTATTCTATGACTCTGAGTTTGGTAGCCCTCAGTCTTATTTTGATTCTTTCGGGATCGATACCAATCGAGTACTCCATACTCCCATCACGGACATAGAGCAACTAAAATTTGATGCAATGTCTCAGATTAATAATATTGAGCGTGGCGATCATGTCATTATCATTATTGACTCTGTAGGTAATTTGGCTTCTAAGAAAGAAGTTGAAGATGCCCTTGAAGGTAAGTCTGTTGCAGATATGACTCGTGCTAAACAGATGAAATCTTTGTTTAGAATGGTAACACCTCACTTAACGATCAAAGATATTCCGATGATTGTTGTTAATCATACATATTCTGAAATGGGATTGTTCCCTAAACAGATTGTGTCTGGTGGCACAGGCATTTATTATTCTGCAGACAATATCTTTATTATTGGTCGTCAACAAGAAAAAGATGGTACAGATATTATTGGATATAACTTTATCATTAATGTTGAGAAGTCTAGATTTGTTCGAGAGAAATCTAAGATTCCTGTTGAGGTAACATTCGAAGGTGGTATTAGTACTTGGTCTGGTCTTTTAGATGTTGCACTTGAAGGTGGATTTGTTATTAAGCCATCTAACGGCTGGTACTCTAAAAAGGGACAAGAACAAAAAGTTCGTTTGAAAGACACATACACTAAAGAGTTCTGGATGCCTATTTTAACTTCTAAAGAGTTTAGAGAGTTTATCGAAGCGCGCTATAAAATGGCAAGCAATGATATGATGATAAATGATATGGATCAAGTTGCAATAGATGAGGAGTTTGAGAATGCTAGTGAAGTATGAGCCTTGGGTAATTAACGATAAAGATAACGCTCTTTGGGGCGTAAAAATTCTTGAAGGTGAGTTCATAGGAACAGCAATCGCCTTTAATGATTTTGATATGAAGGATGCTTCGGAACAATTGGTTTTAGACTATACCGTGTTTCAAGCACCCGAAGGTAAAAAGGCCGAAGATATTGAAGGCCCAGAATTTGATAAGACATTGAATTTAGTTGTAATGGATATTTTAGAGAAAGCACTTAATGACTTCGAAAATCGAAAACGTAATTCTACAGAATCTAGCGAATGACGATGAATTCATGAGAAAAGTAATCCCGTTCCTAAAGCGGGATTATTTTTTAGATAACACAGATAAAATTCTGTATGATAAAATTAAAAGCTTTATTGACGAATACAATTCTATTCCGAGTAAAGATGCATTAACGATTGCGGCACAAAATGACAAATCGTTGAGTGAGGATCAATATAAAGAAGTTGTAGAAGCAATTCACAACTTAGATCCTACGGAACATAATAAAGATTGGTTATATAAAGAAACTGAAAAGTTCTGCAAAGACAAAGCAATTTACAATGCTATCCTCTCATCCATTGCTATCATTGATGGTAGAGACAAGGGAAAGTCTGAAGATGGTATTCCGCAATTATTGCAGGATGCTTTAGGAGTGTGCTTCGACAATAATGTTGGTCATGATTATATTGATAGTGCAGATAAGCGGTATGAATACTATCATCGAGTAGAAACGAGAATTCCTTTTGACTTAGATTATTTTAACAAGATTACAAACGGCGGCATGCCTAATAAGACATTGAATGTTTGCCTTGCAGGTACAGGCGTTGGTAAGTCTTTGTTTATGTGTCACGTTGCGGCATCTGTTTTGGCACAGAACAAAAATGTTTTGTATATTACTTTAGAGATGGCTGAGGAAAGAATTGCAGAACGTATTGATGCTAATCTAATGAACATCACTATGGATCAGCTTAAAGATTTGCCTAAAGCAATTTTTGATAGCAGGATTGAAAAGATCAGGGGCAAGACTGAAGGTACTTTAATTATTAAAGAGTATCCCACAACTGGTGCACACACCGGACATTTTAAGGCGTTGTTAAATGAACTACAACTTAAAAAACAATTTAAGCCAGATGTCATTATTATTGATTACTTAAATATCTGTGCAAGTTCTAGATTCAAAGCAGGATCAAATATTAATTCCTATACGTTAATTAAATCTATTGCTGAAGAACTTCGTGGGTTGGCGGTTGAGGAAAATGTTCCTATTCTATCAGCAACACAGACAACTCGTAGTGGTTATGGTAATACAGATGTTGAACTAACAGACACATCTGAGTCGTTCGGGTTGCCTGCAACTGTTGACTTTATGTTTGCTTTAATTTCAACTGAAGAATTAGAGCAAATGAATCAGATCATGGTTAAGCAATTGAAGAATCGATATAACGATCCTACATTATATAAACGATTTGTCATTGGTGTAGATCGAGCAAAGATGAAGTTATATGATTTGGAACAATCTGCACAGAAAAATATTATGGATTCGGGAATGAAAGAAGAACAACCCAAGTGGGCACCTACAAACACACCTAGGAAACCATTTGAAAAAGCAACAAGAGACTTTACTAAAATAAGGGTATAAAATGCAAAAACTAACAGGCACTCTTTTATCATCTACAAGACTAAAAAATAAACCATTGCCAGAAATTGCTGAAATTGATTCACCTATACCTATGAACGTTCTTGATATGTTTCCAAAAGCACAAAAAACTACTAGAGTAGAAGGTGGCCTACAGGATGCAACGATTGCAGAAATCAGAAAACAAGCATTTTTGAAATCAATATTAGAAACAAAGTGACATAAATAATATTGTAAATTATCAGAAAGGTAATGATATGATAGTTATTGTAAGAGGAGCTAAAGATAGTCAACTAACAAAGATGCTGAAATTGGCAGCACATTCATTTGCCGATAAATTACTGTCACCGCAATTGTCTAAAAATATAACTGTACAGGTTAGAATAAGAGAAAGAGGACAAATCAATGCTGGTGGGTTCTGCGATATTGATGAAGATAGTACCGTATCTCCTAGATCTTTTAATATTGACATTAGCAGAACAAAAAAGAAAATACATATGTTCACGGTTCTTGCTCACGAAATGGTTCATTTAAAACAATGGGCTAAAGGCGAGATGAAGGATAGGTATTTAAGAAGAAACTATGTAACTATTTGGAGAGGGGAAACATACCAAGAAGATCATTCTTACTGGGACCAGCCTTGGGAAATTGAGGCATATGGTTTAGAGAATAGTCTAGTTGCAAAATTTTTAATAGAACACGATCAGTTTAAAAATCTTAGACAGAAACAACAGGATTGGTTCGTGTATGAAACAGACGATGAATTGGATGAGTGGAAGACTTAATCATGTAGTTCAATCTTAATTATAAGGAGTAGTAATGGAACAAGTTACCTTTACTTTATATGATGTTATTCAAATTGTTTTAATGTTACTTGCCTGCTTTGCGTGTAAAGCATATGGATATCAAAAAGGAATATCCGATACAGTTGGATTTTTTGAGGATAAGGGAATAATAGAAATAACCGACGACGACGAAATTCGAAAATCAAAAGATCAATAATAGATAATCAATTAGATAATCACTAATATTAATCTGATAATACCCCATAATCTGGGGTATTATTTTGGCTGAAAAGAACAAAAAAGGCTTGACAACTGATCCAAAAGGCATTATAATAATGAAACAATGAGGAAAACAGTATGAATTTTTCAGTAGGGTCATCTGTAGCAATTACTACAAAATGGCGATCTAATATACTTGGACAAGAGTTCGACATCAATACCTTTGAGGGTAAAGTTGTACCGAATCCAAAGTGGTTAGATAGTGACTATGTGTCTGTTCATACTGGTAACCCAATGTATCCTGTGTCTCATATCAATAAAAGATTTATTGTTGGTCATGAATTTTCGGATAAAAGAACCCTTGAACGATTGTTCAAAGTCAAATCAAAATCGACTGGAAAGACATACAATGTCATTTCGTTTGAAGGATTTGTTACTTGCGATTGCGTCGGTTTCCAATTCCGAAGAACTTGCAAGCATGTCAATAAGGTTAAATTGGTGTTGTAAATGAACAACATCGCAAACTTTATGCTTGACAGGCTTAGCAAAAGGCTATATAATAGACTATGAGAACGGTTGTTCTTGGTGATTTTGTTTATATTATTTAAGGATTGATTATGTCTAAATTTACAGTTGCAGGTGTTTCTACTCACTATGGTGTAACCAAGGTTCGTTTCGCAAACGACATTGTTACTCGTACTAAGATTTTATCTAAAGGTACGCACACCTCTTTGGTCGAGCTTATCGAATTGCCCAAGGCAATGACAAAGGCTGAGGCTTGTCAGCATCTTCTAGATGCAGGCGGTGTCTTTGTTCCCTACACAGAACTTATCATCGAAACGATGGCTAAGAAAGAGGGTACACCGGCTAAGGCTAAAGTAGTTAAAGCTACAAAGGTTAAAGCTACACCAGTCAAGGCAGTTGCTCAAACTACAGCAAAGATCGCAAAAGTTGCAAAGCCTGTGGTCGAGGACGATCTCGAAATCGAAGAGATCAAAGAACTTGCTGACGCGCCACTATAATTTAGAGGGCGTGCTGCCCAATGGTCAATATGTATCAGGCGGGCAGCATTGCCTTTAGAATTATAAGGATTAGGTCAAGATGAAAAGTAGTTATACTATGCCCAAGGTGGGTATTATAGGTAAAGGTATTGTAGGCGGTGCGATTGCAAATGCGACTGCACCTGAAGCAATTCTTTATATTGTAGATAGTGATCCTGAAAAGGGAACGCATACCTATGAAGATTTGTTTGAGTGTGATGGAGTGTTCATTTGTACACCTACCCCTCAAAGTGCAGATGGTAAATGTGATACTAGCATTTTGCTATCTGTATTAGATAAACTAAAAGGTTACAAAGGCGTAATCATTAGTAAGTCTACGGCACCTATTGATGTATATACTAAGTTAAGTGCAGAATATCCTAACCTAGTACATTCGCCAGAGTTTTTAACTGAAGCAAAAGCGGAACAAGATTATATAGATGGGAAATTTGCGTTCATCGGTGGTAACATACCTGCATATCAAAGAGAAGCAGAGCGCCTAATTCGTTTAGGTCAACCGTGTCTTAGTGTTGTTGCATATTGTACTATCGGTGAAGCGGCATTAGCAAAGTATACTATTAATACTTTCCTTGCGACAAAGGTTTCATTCATGAATGAGATATTTGCATTAGCAAATAAAACTAATTGTAATTTTGATACTGTAATGGATTTAGTTAAAGTAGATAATCGAATTGGTAGAAGCCATATGCAAGTACCAGGTCCAGATGGTAAAATGGGATTTGGCGGAATGTGTTTCCCTAAAGATACTGCGGCATTATCTAAATTTGCAGAAGAACAAGGTGTAACATTATCTGTTCTAAATGCTGCAATTAAATCAAATAAATCTTTAAGAGATGATTTATAATCGCCTCAAGTTGTATAAATATTTTATATGTTAAAAATTAATCACCCTATTATATGCGAAACTTCTTATGGCAGACAGCCAGAGGTATTAGCACGTACAAATTCATGGAGTTTAGACGAGGGTTAAAGATTAGTTCATATTAGATATCTTACAAACCCTCGGTACCCCTAAAGTCCGAGGGTTTTCCTTTGTAGTAACCCTTCATTTGACAAGGGTACTAAAAGGTGTTATAATTGTTTTTTAGATGATAAAAGTTGTCTAAGAAACAAAAATTTATAGTAACCCTTTGCTTGACAAGGGTACTAAAAGATGTTATAATATAGTTTAAATAGATCGTTATTTAAGCTAAGTTCTTTATAAAATTAGCATACCATTGTATCCGGTTAGCTCAATAGTAGAGCATTCGACTGATAATCGAAAGACAGAGGAGCGTTACCTCTACTGGATACCAATTGTCCCGTTCATCTAGAGGCCTAGGATACCGCCCTTTCACGGCGATCACACCAGTTCGAATCTGGTACGGGACGCCATTATAAAGTGTTATCAAGGTATGTGTTCTGATCAAACACTATACGGGCCTAACTGTGCGAGGAACAGGTCCTGAGATAACTGCTATTCGCTTGTCAGTGTTAGCTACATTGTTGACAAATCGGCAGATAGCACTTTATAATGGTACGCCTAGATGGCAGAGAGGTCAAATGCAACGGATTGCAAATCCGTAAGATCGTCAGTTCGAATCTGACTCTAGGTTCCAAATAATGCTTGACACAAGTGTGTCAAGATGTTATAATTAATTTAATTAATCGGGGTTACCCGCACCAGTAGGTAATATAACAAGTAGGTCTAGTCGACGGATTAGAGCTTTTATATTACACGAAAGATGGAAACGAAGCCGCAAGGTTGATACGGTGGTCACGCTGGAGTATGTGGGCCTGTAATGTCGAAGCAAACAGCACAAGAGACGGTCTTGTGAAATATGCTTAGATCCCCGATTATAAAATTTTTTGGTCTGTTAGTGTTAGCGGTAAGCACGCGAGCCTGTCACGCTTGTAGGAGGGATTCGAATTCCCTACAGACCGCCAAGTTATGGTCTTAGTCTATAAATGCATAAAGAAAGTCTAAGTTAAATGGCACCTCAAAGTGGGACCAACCATTCTAGAACCCGCCGGAGTAACGTCTGGATAGTATGACCCGTACGAAGCGAAGTGAGTTCGTCACTCAAGGGTGGTAGTCTTTTTACCAAAAGGCCGTTGGCAACACGAGAGCAGTCCTTGTCGGGAAGCGGGTGGAAGGTACGTGTGAGGGATATGATAGCGTCATATCTTTTTGTACTATAATTACCGCCGGAGGATGTAGAGCATTGCCCAGGTGATGGAATTGGTATACGTGTTGGTCTTAGAAGCCAAATTTTGCGAGTTCGAGTCTCGCCCTGGGCACCATATTGAAGCATTCTAAACTGGACGCAGGTTCTGAGAAGTAAGACCTTGGACTGATCACTAAGAAGGTATGGAGAACAAGAGTGTTTCAATATGGGGGTGTAGCTCAGTTGGGAGAGCGGTTGCTTTGCAAGCAATAGGTCGCAGGTTCGATCCCTGTCTCCTCCACCATAAATATACCGCGGGTTAGAGAAACGGTAACTCAAGAGTCTCATAAGCTCTAGATCCTGGTTCGATTCCAGGACCCGCAACCATACGGAGTATAGCGCAGTCTGGTAGCGCACCTGGTTTGGGACCAGGGGGTCGGGAGTTCGAACCTCTCTACTCCGACCATTTTTAAAAAGGAAATAAAATGAGTGCTAATGATGATATTAAAACAAACCTCGATGCTTATTTAGCAGAGAACGAGAAGTTTGAAAAAGGCAATAGTGCCGCAGGAACACGTGCCCGTAAAGCACTAGGTGAATTGTCAAAGGCTGTTAAAGCTAGACGCAATGAAATCACTGCGGAAAAGAACGCTAGAGCAGAAGCAAAAACCAAAGCTTAATTATGGCAAGTCGCAAGAAACAAGTTGCACAGACAAAAGCAAAAGATGAACCTACGGTTGTCATCGGTTCGCATCTAACTGTAATAACACACCCTGATGGTCGCACAGAACTTATTTGGGATGACGATGCTCTCTTGCGAGATGTGCGAGAAGCAATTGCTAAAGTAGCATAAAATATTCCCTGATAGCTCAGTCGGTAGAGCGACGGACTGTTAATCCGCAGGTCCCTGGTTCGAGCCCAGGTCGGGGAGCCACAATGGAGGTGCCGCCGTAATGGTATGGCAGCGGACTGTAAATCCGCCGACTTATGTCACAACAGGTTCGATCCCTGTCACCTCCACCAACGCCTGGTTAGCTCAGGGGTAGAGCGGCTGCTTTACACGCAGCGGGTCGGCAGTTCGAAACTGTCACCAGGTACCATTTTTGAAAGTGCATATGAATTATAAACCATTAAGAGATAATGTATTAGTTATTGATACAGAAAAGCCAGAAGAAACTGATAGCGGCATTTACTTAGGTAAAGCAAAATCAGATAACAGTACAAAGACTGCAACGGTTCTTGCTGTCGGTCCAGATGTAACTGAGGTTAAAGTTGACGATGTCGTGTATATCGTTTGGTCAAATGCTAAAGTTGTTAAAGACGGTGACCAATATTTGGGCGTTATATCTGAAAACGATATTCTTGCAGTAGCAGAATAATATATCTGGCGGTAGTTCAATGGATAGAACAGTAGCCTTCTAAGCTATCAATCCAGGTTCGATTCCTGGTCGCCGGGCCATTATTTCTTGTCGTGAATTATATGTGCAACATCTTGCTTTATGCGAGCATCTTCGTGCATATAGTTTACAAATAATCCAGTTAGATAACCTCTTTGCCAAGCAAGTTCTTGTTGTGGCGAGTCAAACCGCCTTTGTTTAGAAGCGGACTTTAAGAGTAGTTCAACTTGATCTATACATTTTTCACACATACAATTATTTATTGGGGGTTAGTTAAATGGTATAACATCGGATTTTGATTCCGAGATCACAAGTTCGATTCTTGTACCCTCTGCCAAATACCCGAGCATTTGACTCGGATATTAAAAGATGTTATAATAGTGTTTTAGGAGATAAAAATGAAGCACAAGATAATCGTCAAGCAACGTAACCGCTTCGTTGCATTGGCTTTATTCAGAAAAGCGGGTGAGCATCGCAAAAGCAACAAAGCATTGCGACGCCAAATTAATGCGAGTATAGCT